GATTGGAATAATACCACATTAAGACAGCGTGCGAGAATCCTCACAATGGCATCCCCTATCGCAGATTCGGCAATCAAGGCAAATCGTACGAATGTTATTGGGATTGGCCTTAGACTGAAAGCCAGAGTAAAAGCAAGGGATCTTGGAATCACTGATGAACAGGCGGATGCGCTCAACAAAGAAATTGAAGAAGAATTCGCTCTATGGGCGGAAGACAAGTGTGCATGTGATGCAATCGGAATGAATGATTTTTACGAACTTCAACAGACTGCGCTTCGTTCGTGGCTTACAAGCGGAGATGTTTTCGGTCTTATAAAACAATACAAGCCGACGTTGATGCATCCATACTCATCAAGAATCATGCTTATCGAAGCAGACAGGGTGTCGACTCCATCAGTCAGAGGGTCTGCTGTTGTTGGAACGAACATTGTGAATATGACAAGTGGAATCAATCCAGACAATGGAAATCGTATCCATGACGGTGTCGAAATCAACAGCGATGGAATGGTTGTTGCTTATCACATTTCAAACAACTATCCGTTTGAATATACGTTTGCTGATACGAAGTGGAGCCGTGTGCTTGCTTATCAGAAAGAGACAGGTCTTCCAAACATCATTCATTTGATGGAGGCTGAACGACCTGATCAGTATCGCGGGGTGACTTATCTTGCATCAGTTATCGAGCCATTGCTTCAAGTCAGAAGATACACGGAGAGTGAATTGATGGCAGCAATCATCGAATCATTCTTCACTGCATTCGTTAAGACAGAAGCGGAGCCTGACGAAATGCCGTTTGATGAGGTGAGCGATGAAGATATCTCAAACCGTGAAGAAAACGAGTACACAATGGGGCCTGGAGAAATAAACATAATGAAACCGGGCGAAGATATCACATTCGCGAATCCAACAAGACCGGCAGGTGGGTTCAGTGAATTCATCAAAGCAATATGCACACAAATTGGTTCATCATTAGAGATTCCGAGAGAATTGCTCTTAAAGGAATTTACTGCATCTTATTCAGCAAGTAGAGCTGCACTTCTTGAGGCTTGGAAAGCTTTCAAGATGAGACGTGAATGGTTCTCGAATGACTTCTGTAAACCAATTTATGAAATTTGGTTCAGTGAGGCTGTTGCTCGTGGCCGTATTCATGCGCCTGGATTCTTTACAAACCCAAGAATGAAACGCGCTTACTTGAATGCTGAGTGGCATGGGCCATCACAGGGTCAACTTGATCCGGTAAAGGAAATCACCGCTGAGTCTCTTGCAATTGCTGAAGGATTCTCAACTCATGAAGAGTCAACGGTTCGTTTGAATGGTGGGCAGTGGGATTCAAATATGCAGGAAATCAAACGCGAAAACAAAATAATTTTTGATGTTGGCCAAGATATGCACAAGACAATAGAAAAGCAAGCTGAGTCGAATAGTGGCTCGGATATGAAAACAGGCGACAGTGATACCGAGGAGCCTGAAAATGATGAAAAAACGGATGACCAGAAGCAAAAGAAAGAACTAAATGCTCAAATCAAAAGACAGGTCATTCTTGATTCAATGAGAGGTGAAAATAATGCCTAAGCAAACAAACACAACTAAATTCTGGAACATCACATCGATTGATGATGATACAGGTGAAATTGATTTATACGGTGATGTTGTTTCGTCAAAACCTCGCAACTGGTGGACAGGTGAAGCGCTTGAAGGTGAATTCATCAGCCCTGAAGGATTCAAGGAAGATCTTGAAGCTGTTGCCGATAAGAAAAACATTGTCTTAAAAATCAATTCGTGTGGCGGTGATGTCTATTCAGGAATAGCAATCCATAACATCATCAAAGGGCTGTCAGCAAACATAACGGTGGTTATCGAAGGGATTGCAGCATCTGCTGCATCAATCATCGCGATGGCAGGTGACACAATCAAAATGCATGAAGGCTCAATCATGATGATTCATGGAGTTTCGACACTTTTATGGGATTACATGAACATACAGGATTTAAAGAAATTAGAGAACTCGATGGAAGCAATTGAAAAAGCAATTGCAAACATCTACCACGCAAAGACTGGAATTGATGTTGATGAACTTCGAAGCATGATGAAAGACGAAACGTGGATGACAGGTGATGAAGCTGTTGAAATGAAATTTGCAGACAGCATGGTTGAAGAAGACGAAAAAGAAGAAGATGACGAAAATCCTTTTGCAAACATGACCGCAATGATGACTGCCGACCACAAACACATCTTCGTGAATGGTGTTCAGCACTCAACTGCTGGAATGATGAATATCCCTTCATGGATTCCGGTATTAAAGAAAAGTGTCAAACAGCAGGCAGAAGCCAAAACTGTTGACAATAAATCAAAAGAACCAAAAAAGGTTCAGGAAGGAGCCAAAAAGATGGACAAAAGACAGTTTATGAACGAATATCCTGAATTATACGCTGAAATCGTAAAAGAAGCGGAAGACAGTGCGACTCAGGACGTTCAGAACAAAATCAATGAAGCCGTAAATGCGGAAAGAGCAAGAATCAATGAAATTGATGAAATTGCTGATCAGATTCCTGATCAGGAAATGGTTAACGAAGCGAAATACGGTGAAGATGGTAAGAGAATGAATGCTTCACAGCTATCATTTGCAGCTTTAAAAGCAGCAAAAAACAACGGAGCACAGTTCTTGAACAACTTAAATCAGGGATTTAAAAACTCAGGTGCTGAAGATGTAGAACCTGAACCAATTGATTCCGATGAAAAGACTGACGAAGAAGCAGTCAACGAGTTCATGCAGTTTTATAACGGTGTGAACAGTAAATCAAAATAGGGAGGATATGCATCATGGCTATCAAATTAGATTCAACAATTGCAAATGTAACTCCTGATGACTTAATCGCAGGAGTATCTCCAGCAACAAGCGCTTTTGCTGTAACAATCGCAGCTAATCAGGGTGTCTTGAAAAGAGGCTCAGTACTTGTTCCTGGTGAAAATGGAATGACATTAATTGCAGCAGACACAACAGGCACAGCAAACTGCATCCTTGCAGATGATGTAAACACAGATGGTGACGAAACTGTCATCGGTACTGCTTACCGCACAGGACATTTTGTCGCTGACAAATTAATCGTCGCAGACGGTTATGAATTAACCGCTGCCGATAAAGAAAACTTAAGAGGAAAAGGAATCTTATTATCTGATGCATATTCAGATATTCAAGGTTAGAAAGGTAGGATATTACGATGCCAATTAACATTGTAAAAGACACATACACATTATTAATGGCGGTAAATCAGTTACCTCCAGTACATTCGTTTTTAGCGGATCGTTATTTCCCGACAAACGCAGCGAGCGATGTATTCTCAACAACAAAAGTCATTGTGGAATACAAGAAAGGGAAAAAGAAAATTGCCCCTTTTGTTTCGCCACGCGTAAACGGCATGACTATCCTCCGTGATGGATACACAATGAGAGAATTAGCTCCATTAAGAATTGCGCCAAAACGTACATTGACAATTGACGAATTAAAAGAGCGTGGATTCGGTGAAGCATTATTCACTCAGTTAACACCTGAACAAAGAGAAGCAAAAATGACTCTTGACGATATCAATGATTTACGTCAGTCAATCACAATTCGTAAAGAAGAAATGTGCGCTCAGGTTATGTTCAACAACAAAGTAATCATGAAAGAATATGTTGATGATAAATCTAAACCGGTAGAAAAAGAAGTTGCTTACTATGAAGGCACAAACGAAGCCGTTTTCACTCCAGCAGCAAACTGGGATACAACTGAAGCATCAGGAAAACAGATTTATAACGACTTATTTGAAATGGCTATGATGTTAAAGAAAAACGGAATGTCAGCAACTGATGTTTTAGTATCTCAGGACGTTGCTTATGTAATGATGAACAACGAATACATCTTAAAGATGTTAGACAACAGACGTGTTGAAGCTGGATTCATTCAGCCTGAAGAACTAGCCGGCACAGGTGCAACAAAAATCATGACATTAAACATCAACGGTGTAATCTTAGATATCATCACTTATGTTGAAGAATATGAAGATTTTGACGGAAACATGAAAACATATATTCCAGCAAAACATATTTGTGTGACTGCTCCTGCTGCAGGCCGTACTGTTTACGGTGCCGTAACCCAGATGGAACAGAGTGATGGACATTTCCATACTTACGCTGGACAGGACATTCCAAAATACATCGCTGATGCAAACACAAATACAAGAGAAGTCACTGTATCATCTAAACCTTTACCAGTACCAAACAACATGAACTGTTTCATCGTTGCTAAGGTTTTAGCGTAGGAGGTTGACCACGATGTCTGCTATTAAAGTTATTCAGGGAAGAGTTTCAATCAGAACTGAAGTGAATGGGACTTATCTATTCACTTCAAAGGACTGGAGAGATGATCCCTTCGAAGTAGATGAAGCGCAGGCCGAAAGACTCGTCGGTCTTGGTGTTGCAGTTTATGCTGACGGCACTGAATTGCCTGCATTTGAATATGAAGAATCTGAACAGGAACAGTCAAGTGCTACAACTGAACCTTTATCTGAAAATGAATCTGTTAACGTAGAAGATATGTCATACAACGAATTGAGAAGCTACGCGAAGGAACAAATGTATGACACACATGGATGTAAGACAAAGAATGACTACATCAAAAGAATCAAGGATATTGAATCTGAACAAAGTGACGAATCCGATGATTACGAGAACGAATCATATGATGATGAAGAGTTCCCTGGAATTGATGTAAACATTCCAGAATAGAGGAGGAAAAGCCATGATCAAGATGATCAAAGGGACATACGGACTAGAAAAAGATGGTGACGTCATCGCAATGAATAAAGATTCCAAACCGTTCTCGATTAACGCTGAACGTGAGCAGGAACTAATTGACCTCGGAGTTGCCGTCAAAGTAGAAATTCAAGATGAGTTCACAAATATGAAGATGCAAGAATTACGCGATGTGGCAAAAAAACAGGGCATCAATGTCAAAGGCATCAAATCACGAGAAGAAATTGTCGAAAAGCTTAGAGAAGAAAAATGAGTTTTAAGGAAATAGTGGAGAAGGACATCATGTCTGTATTCCTGGATGAAATGGAATTCGCTGACACTCACAACGTCGAAGGAAAAGACATCGACTGCGTGATCGACAACGATAATATGGTGAAGTTTAAAAACAGCGTTGCGCTAGGTGAAACGCAGGCGGACATGCTCCTTTTCGCAAAACGCGAGGACCTTCCCCAAAAATTAAAGGTCGGACAGCTTATCAGCTTAGATGCAAAGCAAATGATTATCTCAAGTGTGAAGATTGATATGGGAATGGCTCAAATCGGGCTCATTCAGAATATCATGTCTTAATCATGACAATCGTTTCAGAGCTCAATCGCTTATGCGACTGGCTGAATGAAGAAGTCTGTCCAAAAATTTTGATAAAGGTTCCAGACGACTTCATACAAGACGAGAACATGAAGGTGCAGTTTATGCATCCTCATGCATTCCCGTTGATCATCCCAGGGGAGGACAAACTCCCTCCAAATATTCCAGCACCAGTTCCATCAATCTGTGTGCAACTCATGAAAGCAAACGACAATCTCGTCGAATCAAAACGTGAACTTGAAATAAGACTCTCAATGAATGCCTGGAGTCCAGGAGACTACGGAGCAGAAACCGCACATCCTATCGAAGACGATAAGGCTCTAGGAGGATATAAGTATCGCGTAGACCCAAACTCAAAGACATTCAACCGCAACGTAAACGGATGGGTCGAGTCTTACAATTTTCTCGACACAATCCTGACAGCCATTGAAGAAACTGAATTCATTGATGGCCTAAGACTGAAAAAAGAGGATTCTATTGAATTCGGCCCTTTTACCGAAGGCGGATACATCCTCGACTTCTATCCAATGTGGCACAATTACATAAGTCTCAAATTTGAGACAGGGAGAACTATCTCACATAGCAAGTCATACAAAGACTTACTATAAATAAAAAAATAAGGAGGAAAAGCACATGGCTTATAAACATGGCGTTTATGGAGTTATCGATGAATCGAGAGTCAGAGATGCAGTCCAAGCTAGCACTGTCGCAGCATACATCGGTACAGCTCCAGTCAATCTTATTAGAGGCTACGCTGAAAAAGGCTTAGTGAATAATCCTGTTTTATTGACAAACAAATCAAATGCACAGGCTA